AAAACCACCGCAACGAGTGTCGTAAACGATTTGGTTGCTACTGCAAATGCTCGTAAAGACTGTGTTGTAGTTGCTTCTCCTGACAGAAAAGCTGTTGTCACAACAGCCACAACAGCAAGTGTTATCACAACAACGGATACATATACAAGTTCATCCTACTTGTTTGTTGATAACAACTATCTGAAAGTGTTTGATAAATATAATGACCAGTATATCAAGATTCCAGCCGCTTCTTCTACAGCAGGTCTCATGGCTGCAACTGACTTAGTTGCCGCTCCATGGTTCTCTCCTGCTGGTCAGAGACGAGGTAACTATCTTGGTGTGACTGACATTGTATTGCAACCAACTAAAACAGACAGAGACACACTCTATAAAGCTGGTGTCAATCCTGTAGCAAACATTCCTGGACAAGGTATTTTACTCTTCGGTGACAAAACGAAGATGAATAGACCTAGTGCTTTTGACCGCATCAATGTTCGTAGACTCTTTCTCGCTATTGAGAGAGCAATCGAAATTGCTGGTAAAAATGTTATGTTCGAATTCAATGACGAGTTTACTCGTGCAGAATTCGTAAACATTGTTGAGCCATTCCTTCGTGAGGTTCAGGGTAGACGCGGTATCACAGATTTCCGTGTAGTGTGTGACGAAACAAACAACACAACTGCTGTTGTTGACCGTAATGAATTCATCGCAAGCATCTTCATCAAGCCTGCCCGTTCTATCAACTATGTGACGCTTAACTTCGTTGCTGTTAGAACTGGTGTAGACTTCGAAGAAGTTACAGGCACGGTGTAAGGAGAGAAAAAAATGGCAATTTTAGGTATTGACGACTTCAAGGCAAAAATCAGAGGTGGGGGCGCACGTCCAAATCTCTTTAAAGCCACAATTAACTTTCCAGCATATGCACAGGGTGATGTAGAAATCACTTCGTTTCTTTGCAAAGCGGCTCAATTGCCTGCATCTGTAATGAACTTCATTGACGTTCCATTCCGTGGGCGTCAATTGAAAATCGCAGGTGACAGAACATTTGAAACCTGGACTCCAACAATCATCAACGATACGGACTTTGGTGTTCGTAACGCAATGGAACGTTGGATGAATGGTATCAATGCTCACCAGGCAAATACAGGCTTTGTAAATCCAGTTGACTATCAAGCAGACTTGATTGTAGAACAGATTGACAGAGACGAAACAGTGTTGAAAACATACAATTTCCGTGGATGTTTTCCAACAAACGTTAGTGCGATTGACTTGAACTACGAGACTGTAGACCAAATTGAAGAGTTTACAGTTGAGTTTCAAGTGCAATACTGGGAGTCAGATACCACAGCTTAATGTGGTTATAAGTAGTGGGGACGGGGCAATAATGTCCCGTCCCAATAACTAATCGTAATGTAGGATAGGAACTTTGGCAGAGCAAGATAATAGTATCATCAAACTTTTTGGTTTCGAACTAAAGCGGGCTGGACAATCTGACGCTAATGCAGAAAAGCCAAAACTAAAGTCTGTTGTAACTAAGACAGATGATGACGGCGCAGGATATGTAACCGCGTCAGGTTCACACTATGGTCAATACATTGACATGGAAGGTGAACAAGCAAAAGATAATGCTCAACTAATTATGAAGTATCGTGGCGTTGCTCATCATCCAGAAGTTGATGCCGCCATCGAAGATATTGTGAATGAAACTGTTGTTGGTGACGAAGGTCTATCATGTGAAGTCAATTTAGATAAAGTTGAGACAAGCGACTCAATCAAAAAACAAATGACCGAAGAGTTCAACAACATCTATGGCATGTTGAAGTTCGGTGAACTCGGTCACGACATCTTCCGTTCATGGTATGTTGATGGACGTGTATATTATCATCTTGTAGTAAACGAAAGTAATACTAAAGCAGGTGTCCAAGAAATTCGTCCAATTGATGCAGCCAAGATTCGTAAAGTAAAAGAAGTCAAGTATAAAAAAGACCAAGCGACTGGCGCAAAGATTGTTGACAAAATTAATGAGTTCTTTATTTTTCAAGAAAAACCAGGAACTAATCAAGGTGTTCGAATGGCACCTGATTCTATATCATATACAACTTCTGGGCTCCTTGACCCAAGTAAGAGACAGGTTGTATCATATCTACACAAAGCATTAAAACCAATTAACCAGTTGAGAATGATGGAAGACAGTCTTGTCATTTATCGTCTCGCTCGTGCGCCTGAACGCCGCATCTTCTATATTGATGTAGGTAACATGCCTCGTCAGAAATCTGAAGCGTATATGAGAGATATCATGTCTCGTTATCGCAATAAGATTACTTACGATGCTACGACAGGTGCGTTAAAAGATGACCGCAAGCATATGTCTATGCTTGAAGATTTCTGGCTGCCTCGTAGAGAAGGTGGTCGCGGAACAGAAATCACGACACTTCCAGGCGGTGAAAACCTAGGACAGATTGACGATATTGTTTATTTTCAAAAGAGACTGTATCGTTCACTCAATGTTCCAGTTAATCGCCTAGAACAAGAGTCTCAATTCTCTCTTGGTCGGTCTACAGAAATCAGCCGCGACGAAGTTAAGTTCCAGAAGTTTATCGACCGCCTTCGTAGTAGGTTCTCAATGCTCTTCCTTGGTATTCTGAGAAAGCAATTGCTTCTCAAAGGAATCATTACTGAGCAAGATTGGGAACAATGGAAAAGTGATATATATGTTGACTTTCAACGCGATAATCACTTCACTGAACTTAAAGACGCAGAACTGCTTAGAGAGCGTCTGCAAACTCTTGACCAAGTCTCACAATATGTTGGTGAGTATTTCTCTCGTGAATGGGTAATGAAAAATGTAATGATGATGTCAGACGAAGACATCCAACAAATGAAAGATGAAGTCGAAGGCGAGAATGCGGCCGGCGGCGATGAAACTGAGGAAGAATAAACTATGACTGAAGAAGTTCAAGAACTTGAGGTAGAAACTCAAGAAACAAATCCTATTGAGGACCTTATTAACAACATCACAACAGGTGAGTTGAACAAAGCAGAAGGTTCTTTCAATGACATTTTAAACGATAAACTTGCTGATGCTATCGAAGCACAGCGTATTCAAGTATCGCAAGATGTTTTTAATACACCAGAAGGTCTTGATGATGAAGAAGACATCGTAGACGAAACTATTGAGGACGAAGATGAGACGCTTGAGTTGGGTGGAGAAGGTGAGGATGGGCTTGATGCCGACATCGAAGCCGAAGACGAAATCTCAGACGAAGAAATCGAAGACGCCATTGAACAAGTCTTCGACGAAGACGAAGAAATCTTAGCGGAGTTAGATGAAGATGAAGATGAAACTGAAGCCGTGGAATGAAATCCCGCTCTGGCGTAAAGTGCTTAGAGTGTGGTTCATTGGTCTAATACCACTCAAAATCATACTTATTATGTCTGGTATTAGTTTTGGCGTAACTTATTTCTTATTTGGTGTCTAATAAAAGTTACAAAGTAGTTACAAAGTAGTTACAAAGTAATAAGAAATGTTGTAAAATCAACCATTTAGACACTGGGTCCTATTGTTAGTTAATAGGTCTATAATAAATTTCATGTCAAAGAATAAATTTGTATAAATAAAGTTATGAAAACATATAAAGAACTTCTTAGTGAACTCAAGGGTCGCAAACCAAAAGGTGAAGTGGTCTTCGATAAAAAGGTCAAAAGAATCCCTGTCCTAATCACTAAGGAGAAGGGCACTCTGCCTTTTGTTGTGTATATTGATGGCGACCGACTGGACGCTTTCAAATCACAGAAAGATGCAGAAAGGTCTGCTATGAAAGTAATAAAGGAATTAACATAATGAAACTTATTACTGAATACACAGAAAACGAATCTCTTCAATGTCTTATTGAAAAGAAAGAGAACGGTGACAAGAACTATGTCATCGAAGGCGTTTTTGCACAAGCAGACGCAAAGAATCGAAACGGTCGTGTGTATCCTAAAGCTATTATGGAAAAAGCTGTAGGTAAATACGTTACCGAACAAGTTAGCAAGAAGAGAGCCGTGGGTGAGTTAAATCATCCTGAAGGTCCTACGGTTAACTTGGATAAAGTTTCTCACCTCATTACTGACCTCAAATTTGAGGGCAATGATGTGGTAGGAAAGGCACAAATACTGGATACTCCTATGGGCAAGATTGTGAAAGGTCTTCTCGATGGTGGCGTTCAACTAGGCGTGTCAACTCGTGGTATGGGTAGCCTTGAGCAGAAGAACGGCGCAATGGTCGTCAAAGACGACTTTATTCTTAGCACGATTGACATCGTGCAAGACCCATCAGCACCAGATGCATTTGTTAATGGAATCATGGAAGGTGTCGATTGGGTTTGGAATAACGGTGTTCTGAAGGCTCAGGTAATTGAACAAATGGAGACTGAAATTAAACACGCTCCGAAGCCCGTCTTATATGAGACGAGTGTTCGGGAGTTCAAGAATTTCCTCTCGTTACTTAAATCTAGTATGTAAGGAGTCTGATATGACTGAAGAAGTAAGAGTCGAAGAAGAACTCCACGATGAAGTAGCAACGGAAATCGTGGATGAAACTCTCGACACAGACGACTCACTTGAAGAAGCAGCCGCTCTGCCTAAAGGTGGTGACGCTAAGTCGGTTAAAACTGTAACCGAACCAGAAAGCGTTGCCTCTGTAGACAAAGCCGCTGGTGCAACTAAGCAAGCACCAGCACCAGGCGGTGTTGCCAATCAAGGTGAGAAAAGACCAAAAACAAAAGCAGGTATGATTAATGCAATGTTCACCAAAATGAGTGGTATGTCTAAAGCAGAAATGCAAGGCGTGTATGACTCATACATAAAGAACGAATCGGTAGACATGGAAGAAGATGAAGTCATCGCTGAAACCAGTGTTGACACTACTGCCGAACTTGATGCATTGGTCGAGTCTGAGGCTACATTGAGCGATGAGTTCAAAGCCAAAACTGCTGTATTGTTTGAAACTGCTGTTAAGACAAAAATCTCGGAAGAGGTTGAGCGTCTTGAAGAACAGTATAAAGACGAACTTGCTCAAGAAATCTCTGAAACTAAATCTGAGATGATTGAAAAAGTTGACGGCTACCTCAACTACGTTGTTGAGACTTGGATGGAAGAGAATAAATTGGCTATTCAGAGCGGTCTTCGCACTGAAATCGCTGAGACATTCATGACTAATTTGAAAGACCTGTTTACAGAGTCTTACATTGAGGTTCCAGAATCCAAAGTCGACCTAGTTGATGAACTTTCTGAATCAGTTGCAGAACTTGAGTCTAAACTCAACGAAACAACTCAGAAAATTATCGACACCAACGAACAACTGGAAGATTACAAACGCGAATCGATTATTCGTGAAGCGTCTCGTGACCTTGCAGACACTCAAGTAGAAAAACTGAAGTCACTCGTTGAAGATGTGGACTTTGACAGCGAAGAAAAATTTGCTGAAAAAGTTGCAACTATCAAAGAATCATATTTCAGTAAAAAAGTAATCGCTGAAGAAGAAGTTCATGGCGAAAATGTGGATGACACAGTTGAAGTCTCTGCTGACATGGACAGATATATTCAAGCAATCCGTAAAACAGCTCCAAGAGTATAAGGAATTAATAAAATGCAACAATCTTATGACCAACTTGTAGAAAAGTGGAGTCCAGTATTGAACGAAGGTGAGCAAATTCAAGACCCTCATCGTCGTGCAGTAACTGCCGCTATTCTCGAAAACCAAGAAAAGGCTCTTCGTGAAGATGCCGCCGCTATGGGTAACTTCATCACTGAAGCCGCTCCTGGCAACAACACCTCTGGTGTAACTAACTTCGACCCAGTATTGATTTCGCTGGTTCGTCGTGCAATGCCAAACCTGCTTGCATATGATATCTGCGGCGTTCAGCCAATGAATGGTCCAACTGGACTTATCTTTGCAATGAAAGCCCGTTACGGTGCAGGTTCAACTTCGAACCGTGAAGCCCTGTTCAACGAAGCCGAGACACAGTTCTCTGGTGACAGTTCAGGTACCCACGACTCAGACAATCCATCAGGCTTCAACGATGACTCCGATGGTATTGACTCTGCTGGTGCCCGCACAACCGACATCTTTGCTGGCGCAATGCCAACAGCCGATGCCGAAGCACTTGGCACAACAACTTCTACATTTAACGAAATGGGTTTCACCATTGAGCGTCAAACTGTAACTGCCAAAAGCCGTGCGCTGAAAGCAGAATACAGCTTGGAACTGGCTCAGGACTTGAAAGCCATTCATGGTCTGGACGCTGAAACTGAGTTGGCAAACATTTTGTCTGCTGAGATTCTGGCTGAAATCAACCGTGAAGTTGTCCGCACAGTCAACACACAAGCTAAAACAGGTGCCCAGCAAAGCAACGTTGCTCAAGCTGGTATCTTTAACCTGTCAAGCGATGCTGATGGTCGTTGGTCTGCTGAGAAGTTTAAAGGTCTGACGGTTCAAATCGACCGTGAAGCCAACGTAATTGCAAAAGAAACACGCCGCGGTAAAGGTAACTTTATCCTGTGTTCTTCTGACGTTGCTACAGCCCTGGCTGCTTCTGGTTCTTTGGACTACAGCCCAGCATTGTCAAGCAATCTGCAAGTAGACGACACAGGCAACACCTTCGCTGGT